CAGATCGCGATGATCTGAGCCATCAGCGGGTTGATCTGCGCGTCGTATACCTGTTCTTTGTTCGGTTGAGTTTCCACGGTTGCTCCTGAAAAAGGACCGGGCCGAGGCCCGGCCAAACACACGCCGCGCTGATGAGAGGGTCAGCGCGCCGGACTACTCTGTTTGGCGCTCGAGGTGCCGCGTGCGATCACGACCGGACCTACGTGCAGCACGACTCGCTCGCCGCGATCGCGCGCGAGCATCTCGACGAACTCGGCGCAAAGCACCTGCGTCGCGCTGTCCGTCGGTACCCGCGAGGTGGCGTACACGCGCGCAGCGTCCAGGAACGCTCCGCGGCGGCGCGGTTCGCCGTACATCAGTTGCCCGCCACTCGATAGTTGGCCGGCTGCGTATCGGTGCGCGATTGCATCTCGGCGGGTTTTAGCGAGCAGTCGAAGCCGGCGGCGCGGTATGCGTCGTAGACCTCTTTGCTCACCTGGCAGCGGATAAGCACTGCAGCTTTCTGCAGGTTGGTTTTCGTGGTCGAGTCGTCAGTGACGGTCGACTGACGGACGGTCTCGGCGGCCGCGACCTCGAGCTTGCAGTCGAGGAGGCTGTGCGAGGCACCGCCGACCAGCGACACGCCGGCGATCGCACCACCGAACTGGACGGTTTGGCCGCAGTTCATCTGAGAGAAAGAAGCCGCGTAAGCCCCCAGGACCGGTGCCGAAACATTCCGAACGGTTTCTGTCGTATGTTCCGGGGTCTGCGAGAACTGGATCGTGCCCTGTGCAGTGGATTGAGACGCGCTCGATTGCGTTGCCACAGACGACGATTGAGCTTGCGCATGACCGATAGCCCCCAGTGCTAGAATCAAAGCGACGGCGAATTTTGTGTTCATCGTTACACCCCCAAGGTGTGTGGTCGGGCCTTCGATATTTCCGGTATCGAAGGCCTTCTTCGTTACTGGCCGTAGGAATAGCTTCCTGCGAGGTTGTTGTAACCGTACGACGAGACATCCGTTCCCACGCCGGATTTGCTCGAACCGTAGCCACTGCCTGCGGTATAGCCGCCGGCATTTGCATTCGACGTGCTGCCGGTGTAGCTGCCGGACGCCGACGCACCACCGCCGATGCCTGCGAAACCGTACGAGCCGATGCCGGCGCCGATGACGGTTCCGCCGATCGCATAGCCAGCGCCGGCGGAATTGCTCCACTGCGATGAATAGCCATTGCCGTTCTGACCGGCCTCGGCCTGCGAGCCGCCCGACGTGCTGGACGACGAGCCAAAGCCGCCGCTGAACGACAGCGAGCCGTTGCTCGAATAACCGCCTGCGAATGCTGCGGGCGCGATGACGAGGGAAAGTGCTGCTGCAACTGCGATGGTGATGCGCTTCATGGTCTACCTCAGGTTGGTTGGTCGCGCGGTGGTCCGGCCGCGCCCGGTGCTGCAGATTCAGTCGTGTTTCGCGTCTTCCGGCGGGCGCTCGAGGGCGGCGCGGTAATAGGCCTCGGCGAAGCGGTACAGCGCGCTGATCGGGCCCGACACGCTTTGATATTCCTCGCGACCAATGCGTCCATCGAGGACAACGGTCAGGCCGGCGGCGCGCGCGATTTCGATGATGTCAGGCATGGTCAATTCTTCGGAAACGGCCATGCGGCTGCCGGGTCGAGCGGCTTGGTGCGTGTGCCCATAGCCGGATGCAGCGGCACCGCGCGCTTGCCTTTGGCGGGGGTAGTGGCGAGCGGTGCGGGCGCTTCGGTTTCGCCGACCGCCTGCTTTGGCTTGGCGGCCACCTTACGGACCGCCGTTTTCTTTGCTGCCGGCGCAGGCTTGCTTACGAGTTCGCCAGTCGGATGAGCGTTTCGCTTCGGCGAGACCTTCGGCTTGGCCACCTTCGCCGCCGGCGGCGTTTTTGGACGCAGCAGGATAGGGAGCCAGCCAGTATCGGCGAGCAGCTCCTCGGCCTTCTGTGCGAGCTCGGCCTTTTTCAGCTTGTCGGCCTGCTTGATTGCGATCTCACCGATGCCCACTTCTTCGAGCGCTTCGATGATCACCGGCTTGGCCACCTGTCCAAGGTACGACTTGCGCGTCGGCTGCCACCAGTCGGCCATGTTCAACCCGATGGTCTGCTCGACGTGCTCGAGCGGACGCGCGTAATCGTTGCTGGTAGTGGTGTTGATGCAAGCCGCCGTGCAGAATGCGAGCAGCTCGATCACGTCGATGGCGCTCTTGGCGGACACGTACGAGAAAAGCTCGGTCGGATCCTCGGGCAATTCGGCCTGCAGCTGCGCGCGGCGTTCAGTGAGTGCAGCCCACGCCTTGCTTTCTTCCATGTTGTCCGCGCTCGAGCTCAAATTGCCGAGCTGCTCGGTGGCCACGATCGAGAGGCCGCCGGATCCATAGAAGCCGCTGTAGACCACTTTCGCGAGCAATGTCGCGCAAAGCAGGTCGAGGGCCACGCGTGGCGCATCGAGCAGGTGGGCAGACATTGCGGCCGAACGGTTCGCGGTGAGCTTGCGCAGCAATACTTCGCTATAAGCAACCTTCTCTTCTTCCACGGCTTCGCCGTCGGCGATGCGCTTCTCGCGATCGGCCTTTTCCTTTGCCTTCTCTTTGGCAGCCGCCACCTTCGGGTCGATCATGCCGCGGTGGATCTCGAGGGAGCCGAGGTGGTTGATGCCGAGCACGGCACCAGCATTCTTCTTCTGGCGATCGCTGAAGGTCTCGACGCTTGTGCGTATCACAGTGATACGGTCGACCGCCCGCTCGGCTTTGTACTCGAGATCGGCGATGTCCCCATCAGTCAGCTCGTCTTCGTTGTCCGCGCGGAGAGCTTCATTGGCCGCATTGGCGGTTTCTTCCAGTGCAGCGATTTCAGCCTCTTCGTCCGCGGTGAGCTGGCGCACCTTCGGTTTGCTGCGGCCATAGGCGTTCACATCGCCGTAGCCGATCTCCGGAACAACCTTCACGAATGACCAGCCCTCGGCGCGCAGTGCATCGGCCGCCGCTTCGAGCTTTTCGCTGGCCAGCTTCTGCAGCAGCGCCATGTCGGCGATATAGCCGCTGTCGGGGCCACCGAAAAGATCGCGTACCACATTGCCACCGGCTGCCTCATATGCTTCGAGCCCGACGAATTTGGCTGTGCGCAGACTGGTTGCGTCCGTCTTGCCCTTCGTGAGTGCCTGGCGCAGCGAGGAGGCGTGACGGTAATACTGCGGCGCGCTGTGCCACACCTTGCACTGCAGCGTTTGATCGTCGGTGAGCGTGAAGGCCTGCAGCTGCTCGAGGTTCATTCCGCCCTTGCGGTAAATCTCGACCAGCTCGGGCGCTACCTTCGCCAGCAGCAGACGACGCTGCACGACAAGCGGCGTGCAGCCGAATTGCGCGGCGATATCTTCGACCGGCGCGCCTTCTTCGAACAGCACCTTGAACGCATAGAACTCGTCGGCGGGATGCATCGGCTCGCGCCCGGTGTTTTCCGCCACGCTCGCGGCAAGCGCACGCTCCGGAGTGGTGACCAGGCAAAACACCGGATGGTCAGCCGGGACTTTGCCCTGCTGCTCGAGCAGCTTGAATGCGCGATATCGTCGGCCGCCGCCGACCGCGCCGTAGTTGCCGTCCTCAGGAATGACGATCAGATTCTGCAACTGGCTCTGTGACTCCAGCAACGCGGCGAGCTCAGATACATCGCTCGTATCGCTCGGGCGTGCATTCAGCGGCGAGATATGCAGCTTGTTGAGCGGCACCCTAATGAGTTGGCCGTCGACGGACTGTTTTTTCATGGCGGTTGCTTGGCCTATTAGTGGGTGGTGCGCGGCGTGGCCGCGGGCGCGTTGAAGATGGCGCGGAGAATCCCGGACAGAGCGGCATCGCCGAATGCGGGCGTGAGCTGCGTCGCGTAGGCGTGGCGCTCGCGCATGATTTGCAGCGCGCGCCGGAACGATGCATTGTTCTGAGGCGCATCGAGCCACATCGGGAGCCAGTTGCCAGCGCCGTACAGCGCGTCATAGCGACGTAGCATCGCCGCGCGAGTCATCCGGACGGGGGCCGCGATCGCGACGTCGTCCTCGCTCATCACGTGCTCGGCGCCCATCGCGAACCGGGAATGGGGAAGCGTCCAGTTGTCGAACTTGATGCAGTCAATGCGCTGCCCATCTTCGCCGAGCGCCACGATCGATTGCAGGTGATCGGTAGGCCGCGAGTCGTTGAAAATGAAGATCGTTTTCATGGCTTGAGTCCCTTCGTGTGGTGCGTCGCACGCCGACGCTCGGCGGCGCGCATAAGCGCGCGAATAGTTCGATGTGTTTCTCGCAGCGACGCGTTACGCGCGTCGAGATCGGCGAGCAGCTGCCAGAGAGTCGGTGCGGGCCTGCGTCGCTGCATTACGGATCCTGAAAAAATGGGCGCTGTGAGAGCCGCCCCCAAGCTCGCCGACCGGGGGTTACAACCGACGAGAGACCACTGAAAAATCATTTGCGCAGCTCGACCAGCGTCATCAGGGCGCGGAAGTGTTGCGGCTTGAGTTCGACCATGCTGGATTCGGTCTGGATGGTGATCGCGCCATCCGGCCAGCAAAGCAGCTGCAGGTGATCGACGAAGATCACGAACTCGGGTTTGGGCATCGGCGGCGGTGACGGCCGCGGCGGTTCAGCAGGAAACGTTTCGACGTTCTTCGGTTTCGACGCGGACTGCTTGCGCTTTGCGACAATCGAAGTCGCCGCCTCGAAATGAGAGATGGCTGCAGGCGCTGGCGTCGGAACAGCTTCCGCCTGCGGCTGACGCATGGCGGCGATCGCGGCGGCCGCCCGCGCGGGTGTCGGCGCAGCAGAAGCGGTCGACGTTTCCGGCTCGCAGGATTTCTCGGCCGGCGATTCGCCGGGGAGCGCATATTTGCCATCGATGCGAACGATCCGGCCGTCTTTCAGCGCGCCGTTGATAAACGGCGTGACGCCGCCCTTCGACGTAATACCCAGCGCCTTGCACAGTTCGCCCGGCGCCGACGGGCCGGACCTGCGAAGAAAGGCTATCGCCTCGTCCGCACGGGTCGCGTGCTTATGCGTTTCGCCAACTGTCGGGGCTGTGGCAACGCGGTTAAATGCGGAAACAGGGTTTGCCCAAGGATTCGCCGGCGCCGGCGCTGCCGCGGTAATCCCACCGACGTCGGCATCCGTTACGACGGAAGCTCCGCCTCCGATTGCGACGGCCGCCTCCGGTGCGTCGGCGGGAATCCAGTTCGGATGATGGACGTCCTTCACGACAGCTGCCCCACGTGTGCGGCAGCGCTATGGCGCGGGAAGTGGCGAGTTGCGCGTGCCACCATGGTGTCGAGCTCGACCACCGCTTGTTCGCTCGACGCATGCGCCTGTTCGTACAGATCCGGCAGCGCCTCTTCAAAGCTCTGGCGGACTTCGTCGCGCGTTGCGCAATGTTCGCCGCGATACCAGAAGACCTGCTCAGCGTCGCCCATATGCACCCAGGCCGCGCCTCCGTCCGGAAGTACCTCATAGGTACGCGTGACCCAAACCATCATCACGCCGCCGCGGCGGTGGGATAGTTCCTTTGCCCGAAACTTCGCGCAGTCCTGATGGGCAGGTGGCACCACGCACCGACGGCGGACAGCAGCTACGGGCCGCAATACGAACGCCTTATATTGGCCGAGCGGTTCGCCGCAGACTGCGCAGCGTCGGTAGTAGTGGCAGGCGGCGAGGTCGAGCGACGGAAGTGCGGTCGCGTCGGGCAGCGCGCGCAGTCGCACCGGCACGGCGGGCGCACCCTTACGAAGAAGCATGCTCATGGCGCTTCCTAAACCGGAGGCACGCCGCGACCGCGCCTCCGGAAGAGCCCGGTCATCGTTCGCGGGGGCGGGCGGGTTGAAATCAGTGTCGAACGTGCGATCGAAGCGACTAGCGACGGTCGTGAGCGTCCATGCGACGGAGCCGAGAGCGACGAGGGCGGACCCCACATAGCCGAGTGTGTTCATGGTGTCAGTCCTCATCGATGTCGTTGGCGGCGCGCCGTTTGATGTCGACGCATTGATCGTCGAACCCGAGCGACGTCTGGTCGCCCAGCTGGCGGCGCGCCTGCGAGCTGCGGCGTACTTTCGGGTTCGGATGGAGTTGGGCCCGCACGGCGGCTTGAACGGCGGCGCGTACGGCTGGCGTGAGCAGGGCCTCGTCGGGCTCGCCTTCGACGCCGAGCGTGCGGCACGCCGGTGCGAGCATGTGATCGGGGAGACGGGTGGGAGTCGGTCGCATGGCTGTTCTCACAGACACCGGGTGAACGAGCACGACGTATCCCCAGCGGCCGCACGGTCCTGGTACTGCATATAGCCGAGCGTGACGAGGTAGACGAAGAACACACCGAGGACGGCGAGGATGTTCCGGACGATCCGGAAAGCCGACTTCACAGCGCGAGCGCCGCGCCGGGAATTGCCGGTGGGTGTTGCTGACTGTTGGTGGGCCATCGCTCGCTCCGTGTTGCGCCGTGTTGGAGCGAATATTAGGCAATGCCATATCTTTTGTAAAGAGGCAATGCCATATTTTTATGACGAAGGTACCTTATCGCCTGGTGGGGCTGCTCATGGGAAGCAGAAATTCAGCCAGCAGATGGACTAGCCGGCTAGGCCTGAGTGAACCTCGACGAGGTGATTTGAGACCGCCAGCACGAGTTTCAGAAGACTTATCGCCTGCATCTGGCTTACCACCAGCGGGCGCGATTCAATCCTTCCATCCTGATAGATGTCGATGTGAAGAGATGTCGTGATGGCGTTGCGCTGTTCTCTACGTGCGCGCATCTGAGCCCGCCGAGCGGCGCGGCGAAATGCTGAGAGATCAACCACTCTTCCGGTGGCGTCCCCGGTTTGTCGATCGTCCATCCTTTCTTACCCCTCGGTCGGGCGCAAGGCCGAGGTCCGCTAACGCGCCCTCGACCTCTTTGTCGGAGGGTAATTCTGCATCCGCTACAACATCCTCAATTTCCTGAGAAGCGCCCGAAACTGCTCTCTGAGCGTCGAGTAACGCGGATAAGATTTTGTGTACGGCCAGAAGCTTTTCCGTAGGAACGCCGGCCGCCTCCGCCTCCATTGCAGTGCGCGCAATCATAGCTACGGTAGAAGAGAAGGGGCCGCCTGCTTGCTTGTCGTGAATGATACGGCTCAGCTCCGCGTACCGCTCACGCTGCTCTGCGTTGAAATCTGATCGCCAGCCGCGTCCGACCGCCGCCACGATAGGGTGCCCTTTCAGTGGCTTGTCGATGGTGACGTATTCAAGTCCCCAATAATCAGCGTTGGCGACGTCGCTGAAATAAAGGACCAAATCCGTAATACGTCCTTTGGCGATGCGCCCGTATTTGATCCAGTCCTGCACAGAAGCAGGCTTGACGCCCATAGCGTCCGCGAACGCCTTTTTAGTGACGCCCTTTCGTTGGATGGCCTGCGCTATGGCAGCGCCTAGTTCTGTTCCAGTAAGCATTGCCTAATTTGACCCGTATACACACCGATGCGGCAATGCCTTGCAAAGATGAGGCATTGCCATATAATGCGAGCCATGAGCGAAACCACTTCTGCTGCTGTCCTGCGGGCCAGCAAATCTCTTGGCGGCAATGCAGCGCTTGCGCGCGCGATCGGCGTTAAACCACCGACCGTGCAGCAATGGGTGAATGGTGAACGCCCGGTTCCTCCCAATCGCTGCGTAGCAATTGAACGGCTGACCAGCGGTGTCGTGTCGCGCAAGCATTTGCGTCCTGACGATTGGGCCGAGTTCTGGCCCGAACTGGCGCAAGTGGCGCCGCACGAGGAGGGCGTCTGACATGCGACGTATCCGATCGATGTTGATCCCAGTACGTGGGCAGATCCGCAAGCGAACCGAGGGGCGCCCGGATTGGGAGGAAGTGCTCGAGCAACGCGCGCGCGAAATCAAAGCGTTTCGCGAGGCCGGGCTCCAGTTCCCGGATCTGTCTCGCGGCGCGCGCATTCCGACGCTGTATCCGGGCGAGCCGGCGCCGACGTTCGTGAAGCCCGAGTTCCTCAACCAGATCCACGAAGAGGTGCGTGCCGCTATTGAATCGAGCCGCTCTCGTTGCGGGTGGTGGAAGTTCGAATGGCTTCGGCGAGCGCGTACATGTGTCGTGCGATTGGTTCGGGGCTCATGACTTCCGGCGGCATGGCGCGCGCAGACGCCTCCAGTTGCGCCGCGATCGACTCCTTGTCGATCAGACCTTTTGCGTGCAGCGCGTTGATCAGCACGACGAACGCGAATTTCTGCGCTGTAACGGGCGCCGAAACCGTCTCGCCGAGCTGCCCAATCAGTTTTTCCATGTCCATGAGGGTTCCTTTTTGTGAAGAACGGGTGTGTGTGAGAACCACCGATTCTAAACGGGGAGAGAACCCTCACCAGTTCTGTCGTGAGGCGCAGCAATTTGCGCCGGGCGGCGCGTGAATTCACGGGGATTTGCATGGTGTCCATGCAAAAAATTTTCGACGCCGGCCGACCGGTGTAGCAAGAGGTGTATCGATGACATTTGACTATCAAAGCGCCACTGCGCACCCGCGCGGCACGGCGATCCATCCTCCCGAACCAACCGCGCCGCTCGCACCGGCGCGTTTGCGTTTCCTGCCGCGCGGTGAGATCGACGCGTGCGTGACGTTTCGGGATGCCTGTGTGCTCGCCTGGAAAAACCGGCGTCACCCGGGCATGACCACGACCTACCTCGCTTCGGTTTGCAATCTGACGCAGCAGCACGTATCCGAGTACTTCCACGTCGACGAGCGCGACGACAAGGGGCGCAGGCGTCGCCAGCTGCCGGCGGACAAGGTCGCGATCGTGCAGGAGCAGCTGGGCAACTGTGCGATCGGGCAGTGGCTGGCGCGCGACATGGCGGTGCGGCTGGTAGAGGAGTTTTTCGCCACGGAGAGCATGCGGTGACGGAAGTCGAAGCCGATCGGCGAACTAGAGAGGCGTTGCGTACGGCGCGCGCCCGGGCAGGAGACAGCGAGTCGGCAACAGAGTCCGAGCTGTTACGGATGATGCGCAACGACGCGCAACTGCAGGAAGCATTCACCGTGCTGGGCCTGATCCGGCTGCGGGAATCACAGAACCTTCGTCACTGACTGGTGGCTCCATGGACGTCAATCTGATTTCCACCGCCGCGCTGCGCGCTTTTGCGATCGCGGGCATCGCAGTCGCGTTCGTGCCGGCGCTCGCGCGCACGCGCCTGCGGTTTGGCGCGACGTTCATGGTGGCGCTCATGGCCACCGCAGTTCTCTGGAGTAAATGACTTGTCTCACCACCTGACAAACCAGACCTGGGAAATCGATCCCGCCGGCGCCGATCTGTCGCCGCATGGATTGCTGGTGCTCTTGCGCCTCGCGCATCTGAGTGTCCAGAGCACGGGCGAATGCACGGTGTCGATCCCCGAGCTGGCGGTGAAATGCCGCATGTCGGACAGCGGCGTACGTCGACAGATTCGTGTGCTCGAGCAGCTTGGTCTTGTCATGCAGTTCCGAGAAGGGCGCCGAACGTGCTTTCGCATTTACGTGGCGCCGCGCAATGACTGACGTGAGCAAGAAACCGTCGCCCATGAACGCAGGCCTCGTCGAGGCGGCGATCCGTCGGCACGTCAACCACCGCGAGAACACTCTCATTCCTGAGGCAGAAATACGGTGGCGCATTGGCTCGCGAGCCGGCAACTACCGTGCGGACTTCGTGACGGTCACGGGCGCGGGCTATGCGACCGAGCTCGAGGTGAAAGTCTCGCTCGCCGACTGGCGGAACGATCTGTCGAAGCCGAAATGGGTGGGCATGCCGGACTGGATCACGCGGTTTGTGTACGTGGTGCCCGAGGACCTCGGAATACCTGAGTGGGTGCCGGCGAAAGCCGGTATCTGGCATGTCGTGCCGGCGGTCACGGATCCGTATTACAACCCTGCGCTCGAGATCCGCAAGCCCGACGGATACCAGATCGTCGTCGCGCGCGCGCCGCATGTCCTCGGTCGCACGAAGCTACCCAATGCTGTGCTCGGCACGTGGCTTCGAAACCTGTACTACCGCTATTGGGCGCAGCGCATCCACGCCGAAGGGCGGATCGCGCAACACGTCCGGGAAGGTGTTGTATGAGCGGTTACGCATATCAATGGGCAAAGCGCCAGCACGTTGGGGATGCACGCGCCAAGACGCTGCTGAAGACGTACGCGCACTGGGCCAGCGAGGACTACAGCACGTGGGTGACGAACGAGGAGATGATCCTCGACACCGAGCTGAACATCCAGACGATTCGCAAGGCGCGCGAGAAGCTGATTGCGCTGGGCTTCCTTGTCGAGACGGAGAAGCGGATCGGCGAGACGCGCAGCATCGTCGTGTATCAGATGCTGGCGCCGGAAGGATCAACCGTCGTTCAGGCCGTCGATCAGCGAACAGGCGAGACGATCTCCCTCAGCCCGCCTTCACGCAAGGAATATGAGGCGAAGCCCCTCCAAAAACGAAGCCCCTCCAAATCTGGAGCCACTTCGAAGAAGGGGGATGAAACTTCAAGCCCCTCCAAATCTGGAGCCCCTCCAAATTCCACGTTAAGCCCCTCCAAATCCCACGTTAAGGGGGGTGAAATTCCACCTCAAGCCCCTCCAAATTTCACCCCCAAGAGTGACTTAGGTTTACAGGAGTTGGGTAGAGAGTGTGGCGACGGCGGCGCACAACCGCCGAACACTCTCCCTCCGGACGACGAAAAACCGGAACCTCAAACCGAGGGCACGCGGATCCATCCGGACTGGAAGCCGACCGACGAACAGGTCGCACAGGCGATCGCCGATCAGCCGGGCTGGGATGTGGCCGAGGTCACGCGGCAGGCGCGCAAATTCCGCAACCACTGGCTGAGCAAGCCGGGCGACGGTGCGCTGCGGACGAACTGGGATCTGACGTGGGAGAACTGGGTCCTTAGCCACGACCCGGCAAAGGACCGCGCCGCCGGCGCCGGCAACGCGTCGGCAGGCGACGGCGTGCCCTGGTACGAGTCGACGGCCGAGGTCATCGAAGCGCGCGGCGCCGAGCTCGGCGTGCGGCCGCGCAAACCCGATGAGGCGATCGCGTCATACCGCGTGCTGGTGGTGAAGGCGTCGCGCGAGAAGGCCGCCGTCGATTTCGTGCTGCGCGATGCGCGGCGTTTCAACTCGCAGCAGCTCTTCGAATTCGCCGTGGCGACGTTCGGTGATGAGCTGATGCCCGTGGATTTCTACGCATCATGAGCGCCCAAACCGAAAACGCATTCTGGCTCGTGTGGTCGCCGACCGGCACCAAGCCCCCGCGATATCGCCACTCCACCGAGCAAAGCGCCATCACGGAGGCCGAGCGGCTCGCGCGTGCTCACCCTGGTCAGTTGTTCGTCGTGCTCGAGCCGATCGCCGGGCGGCGCGTGGACAACATGGTGCGCACGACCTACGTCGACGACAAGGAGATTCCGTTTTGAGCCACGGTCTCTTCGCTGAATTCTTCCCGAACATGATTGTCATCGACGGCCAGTTCCATTTCGCCGAGCGCGCGGGCTGCATGCGCCTCGCGGATAGCGCGTTGTACGTCGATCGAGTTGCGTCGCCGGCGACGCCGGATCCGTTCATCCAGCTGCTGCTCACCGGCGAGTGCTTCCGCCCGCTTTACGAATACGAACGCGCCGCGCTCGAATTAATGCGCGCTTACCCCGCGAGCTTCCGCAAATGAGCAACGTCATCGACATCGACGAGCTTCGCTTCACGCGCGACAAGCGGATCGTGCGGCCGCGCGAGGAGTGCGAGCACAAGCACATGACGATGGACGACCAAGGCCAGTTCGTCAGATGCGACGACTGCAGGGTGCAGCTATCGCCGTTCTGGGTGCTCAGCCGAATGCTCGATCAGTACGAACGCGCGCTCTCGAAGATTGCGGGCCGCGAGCAGCGACAGTCGGAAGCCGAGCGCCGGACGGTGCATTTGCGCGCCGCCCAACTGGTCGAGCGGGCATGGCGCAGTCACACGACGGTGCCGACGTGCCCGCACTGCGGCGAGGGGATTCGCGCGACGGATGGCTTCGGCCATAGCGCGATTAACAGGTCGATTGATGAACGGCGGCGCGCCGCCAAGAAGGGAGGCGTGTGAACTGCAAACCGGGCGATCTAGCGGTCACAACTGGCATGGCCGTACCTGCGAACAACGACGTGATTGTCGAAGTTGAAAGTTTCGCTTTCGTCAATCACTTGGGCATTACGGTTTGGAACATCAAACCCCGTCAGCCGATGCTTGTGGACACCGGTCCACGGGCAGGGATGTGGATGGCTAAGGGGATTATCTGCGATACAAATCTCCGCCCGATCAGCGGCGTGCCGGTGCACGACCAACAGCTCGACAAGGTGCCAGCGTGAAACTCGACCCGTGCAAATTCTGCGGCGCGCCCGCGGGTGCTCCGCGCGACGACCAGATCGAGCATGACTCGTGGACTGCAAGCATCGACTGCACCGGATGCATGGTGACTCTCACGATGCAGTACACCTGTCCTTCGCCGGCGCGCGCCATCGAGCGCGTCGGCGAAGTCTGGAACAGCAAACCGGAGCCGCAGGCATGAAGGCGCACATAGCCGCAGACGGCACGATGGTCATAACCGCGGAGACTGAGCTCGAAGCATATGCGCTCGGACGATGGTCACTGGAAAGCCAATTGGATTTGGACCGGAATTTCTGGCGTCCCAAGTTGCTAACCGACTGCTCGAAGTATCCGGAGGCGATGCAACTCATTCTCTTGCCCGGATCAACGCAACCATGAGTAAGGGCACCGTCCGTTTTCCGGAGAGCGCGATCGTCGACGGCCGCATTGGCACATCGCGCATTGCAGCGACGATCGCGGGCGCGGCGGCGCGCTTGGCATCGGCCGATCTCGAACCGCTGCGGGGCGCCGTGCAGACGCTCGCGCGCTGCATCGCGGCGCAGACCGGACAGACACCCGAGCAGGTCGCCGCGGCTTGGGGCACTGTCGATTATTCGAACTCTAGCGGGGTGCAGTTGGTAGCCCCGCACGTGGCGGCCGGCGCAGAGCATCGCGCGAACGCGGCACTCGGGGAAAAGCCTGCGCCTGGCAAGCGCGAAACCCCGCGGGGGGAACTCGCCCCTTTGCAACGTACGCAGCAGCTCGGCCGTCTCGGCACCGGGCGCATGAATAAAACCGAGGCCGCGTACGAACAGATGCTGGCGGCGCGTTTGCACCTCGGCGAGATCCTCTTCTATCGCTTCGAAGCGCACAAGCTGCGGCTCGGCGACAACACCTTCTATACGCCGGACTTCACCGTGATCGTTGCCGACGGCAGCACGGAATATCACGAGGTGAAGGGCTATTGGACAGACAAGGCGCGCGCCAAGACGAAAGCGGCCGCCGCTCAACACCCGTATCGATTCATCGCGATCAAGCGCGCCGGCCGTCACGGCTGGAGCTTTGAAGACCTCACCAGCCGCAGCTGGTGATCACCCATTCATACAGGAGCCTCACATGTCAGTCCGAGCAAAGTTCAAGGTCACGTCCACCACCCAGCGCAAACACTGGGACATCCAGAAAGGAAACATCCACGAAATCCAACTCGAGCCGGTCGTGGGTGGCTCGCCGGAAAACGAAAAGTTCTATGCCGCAACGCCTCACGGCGCGATCAGCCTGCAGACGCTGAACCACGAGGCAGGCTCACAGTTCGAGCTCGGCGCCGAGTACTACATCGACTTCACGAAAGCCTAGCGCGGCGCGCCGCCGACGGCAAAGCGATGAAAGCCGCCTGGGACATCGTGAAGTTTCGCGTCAACCGTATCGATCCGGATGCACCCATGCCGGAGCCGGGCGACGAGATGCGAACGCGGACCGGGCGGCGGTACCAGATCCTGAAGATATCGCCGAAGTCTGTCACGTGCCTCGTGCTGCCGCGCGACGCAGAAGAGCAGGGAAAGGTGTGGATCTGGGAATGGAGCAAACGTGGTCGGTAACGCCCCTCAAATTACATCGGAAAAATGGACATGGCTTCAATTTCAATCCCGTCCGAAACTGCAGTTGGCCTTATCGCGACCGCGCTGCGAGACCAACTTGCGGCTGAGATATCGCGCTCGTTGCACAACCTCATCGATCAGAAGATCACTGCAATGGCCATCCAGAAAGCGACGGAGCTGCTGCTGAACTGCGAGGTGACGTGCATCGACGATAAAGCCAACAGACGCCTGAATTTACATCTGTCGGTAAATGGCGAGCATTTTGACGTGGCCGAATTGCACACCGCGCTCTCGGTCACCGAGGCTTTGGGGAAGTCATGAGCCAACTCGACATGTTCGGCAGCGCGGAGCCGATCACCATCACCGCGCCGCCGGCGTCCAACGAAGCCGCAGGCATCCGCGACCGGCACGCCGAACTCATCGGCCTGCTGCCCGAGAAGCTGCGGCCGAGCTGCGCGCCAGCGCTCCCTGTGCCGACAGGCAAAGCCGAGCTCGACGCGTGGACGCGCAGCACCCAACGCATCTATCTGCTGTACCTCATCGGTGCGATCGCGCGCGGCGTCTATCGCGATGCGAGTGAGGCCAACGCGCCGTACGTGCTGATGAAGTTAAACGGCCTCGGAGGTCAATGGTGAACCGCGACCTGTTTGCCGATCGTCGCCACGAAGAGGAGGCGGCCGCTCGACTCAACGCCGGCCGAGTCGCCATCCAGTTGCGTTCGTACGCGGCGCTTGCATCCATCGACTGGGACGCTTGCGCCGGCAACGTAATGAGAGTCGCGGCCGCGATGATCGATGGGCATGTCGAATCTTTCGCGGTCGTCGTGCGCGACAACGCTGGGTTGCGTGACGAGGTGACTGCCGCGCGTCGCAACCATGACGTTGCTCTCGAAATCATTGCTCGCTGGCGCGAGCTGCTCGTCGCACTGGCCGCCGAGCGTCCCGATGACATTCGCCTGAAGCGCGCGCTGTTGGGTGAACACCCGATGCGACCGGCGGTATGGGAGAGAAACCCGTGAAGATGACCTTTATCGTTCCAGCGCAATTCACGGTATATGGCGTACCGCAGAAGGAGCGGCCGCCGTGCCTGATTCAGTGCGACGTCGTCGAGCTCGTGCGCACCTTCGCCCATTCGCCGTGGAAGTTCCGCAACAGCCTGCGCCGTGGCTTGCGCGTGAGCTATTCGGCGTACGTCCGGCTGCCGGCGTGGATCATCCCGCCGGAGAACTGGCCGCGGCTGGAGTCGGGTGAGGTTGAACTGCGTGTGCCGCTGCATTTCAACCAGCGCGTGGCGCTGCCCCAGTTTCCGTCGGACAGCAACCGTGTCCGCCTCGACGACGTGCTGCAGCTGCGAGGCGATCCATGCTGACGCGAAATAAGCCGCTCGTGAACAAGACGCCGCTGAAGCGCGGCGCGCCGATCGGCCGACGTCCGGCGCCGGGCAGCTCGCTCACGCGCACGAAGATGCTCGCTAAGTCGCCATTCAAGCGCAAGGCGCGAAAGAAGCGCTCCTGGCACGACGCGAAGATGCGCAATGCCTGCCGCGGCCAGATCTGCTATCTACGCGTGCCGCAGATCTGCCCACGCCACCCCACCGAGCCGACGACAGTTCCAGCGCACAGCAACGAGAGCGCACACGGCAAGGGCGGCGCGAGAAAGGCTGACGACCGCTATACGGTTCCTGCGTGTTCCTGGTGCCACCAATGGCTCGATCAAGGGCCGGCGCCGCGCGTACTGAAATTCTCGACATGGCGGCGCGCATACAGGGAATGGTCTCTCGTGCGTGACGGTGTCGTGGACGAATCGGTGGGAGAGATTGATGGATAAACAGCGAGCCGCCTGCGTTCCAGACTGGAGTCCTGCCGAGGATGCGCTGGTCTGCAAATTGTGGAGAGCCGGGGTTCCCGTAAAAGGAATGCTGAAGCATCTGCCGTTGCGCACCGAAGCAGCGATCAGGAAGCGCAAAGAGAAACTGCGTGCCGAAGCGGGCCTCGAACCGCGTCTCGTATTCGGCGGCGGGAAGCCAAAGCGGCTCACCACGCCGCGGATCTGGAAAGTCTTAAAACGTAGGCCGTGCACGCGCGCGCAGATGGAGCGCCTCGCGAAAGCATGTAAAGCCTCAGTCACCGCTTTCATCAAGGAAAACCGGGCCGAGATCCACGTCTGTGGTTGGACGGCGCCCGACGACCGCGGCAGGCGTTCCGAGATCTTCGCGGCCGGTGCCGGCGATGACGTGCCGAAGCCAGCACGCCAACCGCGTGCCGAGGTTTACCGACGTTGGTGGCAGCGCCTAAAGCGAGAGCGGCCGGATGTGGCAGGTCACCGCGTCGCGCGTGACAACCACCGGCGACTCATGCAATCGGGCAAGTTGATCCGGCGTGATCCTGCCGCGATCGCGCTATTCGGCAACGTGGGACCGGCGGCGCGCGAGGGCAATGACCGGTGATCTGGAGCAGTGGGAATTCGGTGACCCTGCCGACGTGCTCGAGCAGAAACGGGGCGAGCGGTGCGTGGGCTGCCAACATGCTGTGCTTCGCAAAGACGCGTTGGGCATGCCGAAGAGGGTCTGCAGGAAGGGCAGGAAATATGGAACGCGCTGTCAGCAATATAAGGAAATGCAAAATGACTGAAACTGTAGATCAAAAGCTATTTCGAACGCCGCAGGCAGCGCTGGTGTTCGCGTTCAATTATTCGATGCAACAGCAGGGGAGGCCACTTGCCGATCGTCTCGCGTCACCGGCAATGCGGACCGGCAAGGGTCTATCTGGCGTCGACGGCGCGGGACAAGCGGGTATGATCCGCCGGGAGATGGAAGAATTGACGTATCTTCAGCGTGCCGCGCTAGTCGCGCGTTTCGCGCCTAGATCGATGCCCTGTAGCTGTCGCAACGCATGTTGCTCAGGGTACAGGCCGAATCCAGAATGGGACGCCGCGATCCGCGATCTGGAACAGGGCGCATTAGAGGCGCTGGCCGGCCACGTGTCTCACTATCGTCTTCGACGTAAGCTGGTCGAGCAGTATTTCGGTGTGAGAGTGCTGCTCAAAGACTTGGCCGATCAGTGCGGCGTGCACGCCAACACTGCCACTGCCCACCGGAAAATCATCCGGACTTGGTTGGGCGGCCAGAAGTCCCAACACGGAAAGGGCGGCGTGGTTACGGCTCACGCCACCGACGGAATTGAATCCTCGGCCCGCAAGCGGATCGACAATCTCCTCTCCGGCCTCGACTTCGTCGGCTCGGTCGAATGACGGTGCTAACATGGCCTCTGACCAAATGCGATCGGAGAACGCATGGACCAAAAAACCGAGAGCAGCTCTGGCGGCAAACCGCTATTCATGAGGGACCTTATACCCGAGGCACAGGAGATTCTGGGCGGCACTGTTCGATCGCTCAGGGAAACGCTGATGTCTGGGGTCATAAACTGGGGATTCGAGGTCATTAAGCATCTCGCAATTTTTAATGGAGCGGGCTTGGCAGGCGCAACCGCAATTGCGCAAGCGTCGGGGAGCTCTGCCGGCGCCCACGCGATCGCCCTGCAAAGCGCCCATCTTTTCGTCGTTGGCCTTGCCATCGCACTGATCACGATGGTGACGATATATTTCACAGGCATTGGCTATCTGAGATATTTCATCGATCGAAGCACCGCCATGCTACTGAATACACTTCCTATCACAGGCATCAATCCGCCGACTGTCTTTTGGGTTTCCGTCGGTGTGAACTGGTGTTTGGCAGCCGCTTCGATTGTGACTTTTTTTGCGGGAGCGCTAAAGATCATCGCCGTCGCATAACATCTGCTTGACGAATGTGTTTTTCGGTCACAGAATACGCTCCAATCTGACACTGTGAATAAGTGTCTCCAAAGCCCCGCCAAGAAATTGCGCGGGGCTTTTTCATTTGTGTTGGAGGTCTCGCGATGAGCAAACCGGCTTCGAAGGCAGCAGCGCCAAAGGGTGCGCGCCCGAAGCTCGGCCGGAGCGTAATTGTCCGGTATCGCTTCGTGAAGCCGATGACGGTTGGCATCATCATCGGTGTGTACGAGGCCGATACCGACGACGTCATCGTGCAGGCCTTTCCTGTCGACCGTGAGTCGATCCAGATCCCTGCGATCCCTTACTACAGCGCTGAGCCGGACGATGATGTCCAATCCGCGGTGTGGCCAGCCTGATCCCGAACGTTCTCACCTTTAGCGCGTTCGGCCTATATGCTACGTATATCGGTGCGTGCGAATCTCCAAGCCGCGGCGCGTGGCCTGAGCGCGCTCGAGCAGAAACAGGTGCCATTCGCGACAGCGCTAGCTTTGACCTCGTTGGCGAAGATCGCGCAGCAGGCCGAAAAGAAAGCGTTGCCTCAGGTGTTCGACAGGCCCACGCCATTCACAGTCAATTCGATCGCTGTCAAAGGCGCCCGCAAGTCCAACCTCGAGGCGACGGTCTTCGTGAAGGACATTGCCGCGGCTTATCTCGCGCCGTTTGAATTTGGCGGTCCGCACAAGCTCATTGGTTCGGGCAAGACTTGGCTCAACCCGAAAGACAAGGCGCTGCTGAACCAGTACGGCAACTTCTCCAAGTCTGCGCTGGATCGCCTAAAGGCTCGCCCCGACATATTCGTGGGCACGATCCACACGAGGACCGGCGAACAGATCGGTGGTGTGTGGCAGCGCCCAGCTCCGACCAAGGTCATCCAGACCCCTGGCAAGCGGGCTACGAAGGTGCGCGGCGCCAACAAGACATCTCATCTGAAGCTGCTCATACGCTTTGGTGAT